ACGTTACGTTCTCGGCTCCGTCATTTGCCGCGCAGTCTTCGGTTACGGGCGGCGCTGGCTCTGGCTCAGCGCAGTTGCTAACTTATACGTATCTTGGTACGGAGGGGTGGACTCCCGGCTCCACGACGATAACTACTACCGCCTCTACGGCTACCGAGTGGGCTTGTGCAATCGTTTCGGTGAACGGTAGTGTAGACCCTGCATTTGCAGGGAGCGGCCAGATCAACACTGCGTCTACGACGATCGACGTAGCAGGTGTTACTACCGATTTCGCTGACGACTTGTTGGTCTGGTTCGGATTTACCCGTGAGGCCGGGGCGACTTCTGTCGGTACTATAACGCCACCTTCAGGCTTCAGTGATATATTCTCGCAGGTTAGCAGTTCTATAGGCTCGGGAAATAACGTCGGTCTAATAGCCGCGTCTAATACTGGAGGCGCTGCCGGGGCTACTGGTGTCCAGAACGGTGGAGATAGCGTCTCTCAGGTCAACGGCGGATTGCTGATAGCTTTCAATACAGCTACGGTAATTTCTCCTACCGCAACTCTTACTGGTAGCGGTACTCTCTCTCCAGTTGTATCTATCGGTCCCTCTTCGGTGCTTTCCGGTTCAGGGTCCTTGACGGCTGCTGGCGGTGTCGCAGGCGTCTTGACCGGAGTAGCTACTCTGACAGGCTCTGGCTCTCTCAGCAGTCACGGCGCTGTAGTCGTTCCCGGAGTCTCTACTTTGTCAGGAAGTGGCTCCCTGACGGCTACGGCAGAGGAAACCGGCGGTGGCTGGCAGGCTACCGCCAAGACTTTTTATATATACGAGGGGAGTTGGGTGTAATATATGCATTGGGGTGCCTGGCTTTCTATCGTCGGGGTACTTGGTACGGTTATTACGATTGGTACTTTGTTGGGGGTAGCTCTGCGGGTAGGTAGAAATACGCAGACAGTCAATAACTATAGAGAATCTGCTCAGGCCTGGGAAGCTAAGGCTAGAGTCCAGGAAGATACGATTAATGGCCAGAAAGAGCAGATATCGGACCTTCAGCATCAGGTAGGCGAACTCCAGGGTAAGCTGGCCGTACTGTCTGAGCTTGTAACTGGCAAGGCGATACTAGAGGACTTGGCTCGAGAAGTCCTTGAGGCTGTTAATAGCGTTAAGGTCAACGCGATCGACCGGGAAGTATTCGAGACTTGGCAGGTAGAGATTCGTCGTGACATGAGAAGACTCCTGGCAGAGAGGGCGGATAGTGATGGGAAGTGAAGAGCCCAGGCCTACTTCTGACCTGGACGAGAGTCTACACAAGATAGCGAGTCAGGCATCGACTCTTCAGCGGGCAGCGTTCATCGCCCTGTGCGTAATAGTAGGCATACTCATCCTAGGGGTGTTGGTGTTGATCTTTCGTACCCGGGCTGACGAACAGCGTATAGAGAGCAGTTGTTCCTTCTGGCGAGAGGTGGTTAGCTTGCCCGTAGTTGCTAAGGCTAGTCGCGGATCTCCTCAGACTAGTAAGCTTGGCGTGACTCTCATTCTCGGGGCCAGGAATTCCTTTATTGGCCAGGACTGTCCCGGAAATATTCCTAAGCCTTCTCCCGGCCTGCAGTACCTGGATAGGCTGTATCACGTATAGGAGTATGCATTGGACGTGTCGCTCGTCATAAGCGTCACGGGCGGTGTGGTCATTGCTATAGGTTCGTCCATAACCGCGCCGTTGATTCTAGCACATAGAACAGTTAACGTGTTTCGTATATATCAAGGTAACTCGTGGGTGTAGTGGGGGCGTAGTAGATGTCAGAGGAAGATAGTACGCTTTTTGTTAGGCAGGATAATCCTGGCGTAGGACGGATAGCCGGCTCTACTCCCGGAGGCGGCTGGGTTCCTGTTCCTGACCCTACTAAGCTAACTACAGAACAGCTTCGACGCGAGCTAGACAATGCCACCGAAGAGATCAGACGGGAGATCGAGTCGGTACGACTGCTGTTGTCTACTCGTCTGGAAGCTGAGGTCCGTGCGGTAAACGCTGAGTTCAGTGAGGTCAAGGGACTTCTCGGCGTAGTCGGACCATCTCGAGACGCCGCGGTCGATGCGTTGCAGAGTCTGATCGAGGCTAGGCTGAACGCCCTGGAAGCAAAGCTCCGGCTGACCTTCGAGGAGGTACGTACTATCCCGACCGAGACGCGGGCCGAGATAGCACACCTGCGAGAACTGCACGAGGAAAAGTTCCGCGGCATCGAGTTGCAGTTTGCTGAACGTGATACTCGAGGCGATCAGGAGAAAAAGGCCAGCAAAGAGGCACTGGACGCGGCGCTGCTGGCGCAGAAGGAATCGGTGGCGCAGCAGAACGACGCTAACACCACCGCTGCTACCAAGAGCGAGACCTCGTTCACCAAGCAGATCGACCAGATCGGCACCCTGATCGCCACCCTGGAGAAGTCACTGACCGACCGTATCACTGAACTGAAGGAACGTATCGACCGCGGTGAGGGTTCTAACTCTGGAAGTAGTAATGCAGTAATCGATAGACGCGAGAATGATGTACTACAGCAGATGGAGCGGTCCTCGACAGCCCAGCAGTTGAGATCAAGTATAGCTATCGGGGTTGCGCTTCTGTCGGTGGTGGTCACGATCGTTCTGGCAGTAATAGTAATATCCCATAAATAGAAGGCGGGCATATGCCGGATAAGAAGCCTCGCTGGGGCTTTACTAAACATGGACATCCCGTCCATGAGCACACTCTCGATCATCTCCCGTCTGAGCATTGGTGGGACAAGGTCAATAAGACCTTGGCCATATTCTGTACGAAGATCGTTGGCACGATGTGGTGCGCTTACGCGTTCGCGATCTTTGACCTCCTGGCCCTACCAACAGCCATCAAGGGCGGTACATACGGAATCGTTCAGTGGGTTGCTTCCTTCTTCCTGCAGCTAGTCCTGCTCTCGGTCATCATGGTCGGCCAGAACCTGCAGAGTGTTGCGGCGGATGCTAGAGCTGCCAAGACATTCGAGGATACTGAACTTCTGTGTGACCGGCTAGATACCCATACGGAGGGAGGCATTACTGAGGTACTAAACGCGATCAAGGCTCTCGACGAAAAGATCGTCAAGTGAGATATGACGGAATGGCTCACGCCGGGCTCCTGTTCTTTAGAGCTGGCTGCCCAGACTGTAAGTGGAGGACAGGAAGGCACTTGCGTCAGGCGGACGCGCAGGCCGAAATGGACAAGCATTTCAAGGCGGAAGAAAGAAGGCGGACAGTGAACTTCGTAGGATTCGTAGATGTGATAGCAGCCAACTCAAGTAAGGTGCCCGTTGTCAAGGATGGAATCGTTGCCCTATACGCAACGGGCTCTTCGATCATCGAGGCGACTGCGGAAGAGATAGCTCGGTTCAAGAACGGAGGATGCGGTGTCATTCTCATCGATCAGACTCCCTCTCAGCTCGTTCTGGCCGCTGGGCTTGCCGATGTCGGCGACATCGAGAGTCTGGCCGGGACCTACGACGCCGCTGTAGTGGCTTGTAAGGCTCGGGCGGCTCGTAACTGGATGACGACGCTGTACGTCGGTTATGACAACCTCGGCGCGCTGAATACGGCTCTCGTAGACGCAGGCGTCGACATGAGCCTGGTACGGTACGGCGTGGCCGACTACAACTGGAGCGTAGAGCAAGCACAGGAGCTACTCGTCCAGAACACTAGTTGGGTGTACGTGCAGTACGGTGACAACCTGACAAACGCGAATACTCCCATTCCAGGGTCTAACCCCGTAGTTACCTGCGGCGAGGCTAGCTGCGACATCGACGTAGCGGATTCGAGCTGGGCGGACCAGTTCATGCCGCAGGTGCCTCAGACTACTCCGCACGAGGGCATCGTGGTCTACGCGATCGACGGACAGTCTGTACACTGCCGCACGGTCACGACAACCGACGGTAAGAAGTGGACAGCCTCAGGTGTAGCCTCTAATCCGGGGCAGCCTGCTCATCCAGGTAACGTGACCTACGCAATCGAAGACGGACTAGTGATACACGCTAGGGCCGTGACATCTGTCGATGGTGGAGCAACCTGGTCATAACAAGCTGCCGGAGCCCGGTCTGAGGCGTCCGCCCCTCTTTCAGTGCGGGATGTGTGGGATCTCACACTGTGCCGGGCTCCGGCTTAATTCTCTGCGACTGGCCTTAGAGTCAGTATCGTACGCTGCCTAAGCGCCTCAGGCACGTAGACGTTGTGGAGAAGATGGAATAGTATGTGGCCTTCCGCTGCGACCTGGTAGCGATCTACGTACCAGCTGGTGTGCTGCGCCCCCCATCGTCTCAGCTTGTGGTTACTTATACTGTTTAGTACGTGGTCTCCTTGCATGACTAGTCTCATATTGAAGACATCTGCCGCACTCTTGATTGTTCCCGTGTATTCGATTGATACAGTATCTCGAAGAGACCTGGTGTACGACTGGCAGATAACAGTATCTGCCTGCTGCCATTCGCCTACTAGCAGGCGCCACAGTTCGCCGTGGTGCTCTTTCGGGCCCATGCTTCCGTGGTCGATGGGCAGTCCTTCTTCCCAGGCGGCCCAGCCGGTTATCTTACCGGGTACTATTGAGATGATTCTCAATGTATGTCCCCCTCAGCCGCGACTATGATTCGGCGAACTAGTAGCGTGACTGTAACGCTTGCGAGTTCCTTTCCTACGGGTATTTCTATGGCGTTGATCCTTACCCCGCCCTGGGTTAGTACAGGGTGCCCGTTAATGAGGACTTTGTCCGGCATGATGACGCTACCTGCTAGCGTATCGTCGGTCTCTTCTGGCTCTGTCTGGTATATCTCGATCACGCAGGCTGTTGCCTTTTCAGTCACTTGCTCACCGTCCAGAATCTAACGTTGTCCAGTGGTATCTTGAGGTCCGTTCTTGATCCATGCCAGCTTAGAACAATCTGGCGATGCTCGTCCACCCCAGCATTCGCTACTTCGAATGTATGCGAAGGCCCTTGATCCGTCCAGGTAATTTCGACTGTCATCGTGCTCGCCTTTCTTTATTTATTTATCGAGAGACTAAATTTGTCCAAAAAAGATCTTGCGGGGTCATTGGGGATAATAGCTCTATGTTCATCGCTAGTCTTCCATTGTTTTAGCGAGGACAACGCGCGGAAGAAAAAAGAGCACATATAGCTTATCAAGATCTTTTAGCTCGTCGAATCCTGCTGGAATCTGGCCTTGACGTCTGCAGGCGCATCAGCGGGAGCTGGCTCGTCTTTGAAGTCTCGGCGAGTCAAGAATCCAGCTACGGCGGTTGAGATTGCGCAGATCAGGGTGTAGATAGCGGTAGTAATTCCAGACGGTACGTGTCCCTTGAATACGTAGACGTTTAGCGCCGCGAATATGAGTCCGGCTGCGGCTCCCGCGATTGCTGAATTGTATGTAGCCGAGTTGTTAACGCTAGCCTTAGTATTGGCTATTCCGATCTGCATGACTACTCCTTTAATGTGTGGCGGTGGGAGGCGGGACCAGATGCCTACTTCTTCTGCTGGTAATCAAGATTTGAACCTGTTGCACGGCGCGCAACTAGTCTGGACGTTTAGGTAACAGTGCAGACCCCCGTCGGCTAGTCGTATGATATGGTCCATATGCATGGCATCGAACGGGACGAATGCGCCTTCGCAAAGAAGAGCCAGTTGACAGACCCCTTTGTCCCTTTCCCAGACTGTACGCCTGTCTATAGATTTGCACTCTCGGTACTCACACAGTGCTTGATTCTCTGCGGCTCTCCTTCGCGCTCTGGCTGCTACGTATTTCGGTTTGTCTTGCGCGTAGTTAAACGTATAGTGTGCTCTCTCTGCGTCTTTTTGCTTATCGGGATTATTTTTTCGCCATTTACGCTGGTCCGTCCATTCTTTGTTCTGGTTGTGTGCTTTCATGCAAGTCTTGCACCAGTACTGCAGGCCATCTGGGCTGTTCCTGCAGTTGTAGAAGGCGCTCTCCGGTTTTGTTTCATTGCACTTGCTGCAGACTTTTAGAATTTCGAGAGGGTGGTGGGCGGGATCATCCTCACTCTGCTTTAAAGCCACTTTACACCTTGTCCCTGGCCTAGCCAGTTTGGCGACCCACTCTTACCTGAGGATCGACCCTCTATACCGGGTTGCGACCGGATCCTCCCCTTGCCGGCATCTCGACCGCCGCTTGCCTAGCTTCCCGACTTAGGACTATTCTCATATCGTATGGATCTATGTTTTCGTAGTTCATGTGGATAGACGCTATCCGGATGATGAGTCCGTAGAACCCTATCATGTGGAAGTAGTAATCATCAGTTCGGAGCGTCGGTATAGGTTCATTAGGATCGTAGTATTCGGTTATCCGAGGATCGGGAGGGATTGCTACTCGCCATACCGGAGCGTTATCATCACAGGGTATTACGTGGCCTTTTGCATAGCCGTCGATGAACAGTACGGATCTCAAGCTTCGATCTCCTTCTTACGGTTCGGGCTCCACTGGCGGAATAGCGCTTCCATAGCCGAGGGATAGTCCGGAGCGTCAATGAGTACCGTATCGTTGTTTCCTCCAACGCCTATCCAGCACGTAAGGGAAAGTTCTCTTCGCCTAGCCATTACGGCAATGGGGGTCAAGTACTGTAGTTCTGCATGTGTCAGAATCTTACTAGCGAGGACTCGCACTCCTTGGCCCCATTGAAATCCGCACATGACCCAATCGGGCCTGCCAAACTGAGCGTCGGCGTAGTGTGCGGAACTAGAACGGCTGTCTGTCTCACGGCCACTTCCGACGGGTAGGGTCTCTTCCCGTCGAGCCAACTCTCTAGGCTGATCATATCGCCCCATGTCCTGCCTACCTCCGCATCTACACCGATCTTGACGTAATCGCCCATGACGGCGTAAGCTGACGCCTGCATGGTGGAAATGACTATGTCCGCTACTCTCTCCAGGTTACTTTCCTTGCACTCCGTGAAGATAGCGTCGTGCACAAGATTACGTACGTATGCAATTCCCTTTAGTTGCGGTCTCAACCAGTTGAATGCCTGTATCGCTATATCGGATGCAATGGACTGTGGATAGAATGATAGCGCCTCGTTCTCAACTTCCTTCTTATTGTCTGGAGTGACTAGCCAGAACCTTCTTCTCCGTCCGAAGGGAGTGACGAGGTCGTTCTGCGACACCGCGTCTCGCTTGACCTGATTTCTGAACCTGACAATATTCGGGATAGCCCGGAAAAAGTCACGGTACATTTCCTGAGCATCCTGATCCGGTATCCCGTACTCCTCGGCAATGGAGCTTGCCTCTCGGCCGTAAGCCAATCCGTAGACGAAGGCTTTGACGATATTTCGTCTGTCCTTGGGGTGTAGATTAGTCTTCTTAGACCGTTCGGGTCTGACAACTGGAAGAAGTTCTTTGAATAGGTCCCGGTTCTCGTCTGCGAATATCTCACGGAAGTACTCCTCTTGAGCTAGCCAGGTTAGCACCCGTAGTTCGATCTGCTTATAGTCAAATTCACACAGTACGCTGTAGTCGCGGTACGGTTCCCAGTCGTATCGCCACTTGTTGTAGTCCGACGTAACGAACTGTCTCTTGATCTCGTTGGCGTGAGGAATGACCTGAAGCGACGGTCTCTTCTGTGATGTCCTGCCCGATACGGTAGAGTGAATCATGATCGTCGGGAAGACTCGGCCCTTCCATACGTGCTTCTTCAAGCCGCGGACGTATGTGCCGTTCATCTTGGCGAACTTACGATATGCCAGCAGGGCTCGAAGGAAAGCCTCTTCAGTACTCTCGTATACGATTTCAGGCGTATCGGACCTGCCTATCGCCTTAGTAGTGATTGACTTGTACTTCTCGTACAAGTCCTTCAATACGTCCGCTGCCGTGGAGGCGGATACCGTTCCGTTAGGTCTACGGACCATAGGAAGCGGGACGTTCATGTTGGCGAAGATCTTCTTCAGTTGTTGCGGGGACCGGGGATTGAATCTGACTCCGTCCAGCAGGTCGAACATGTCCTGCTCTAGGCGGGAGAGCTCTCCATCGTACTTCCTGGTGAGCTCTGCATTGTACTTGAGGTCAACGGGAAACCCATTGAGCTCCACGTAGGAGAGGTTATTGGCTGTTTGGACCATGAAACTGTGAAGCCGAACGAGTCCCCAACGTTCACCGTCATGCCGATCTCGGACGGGTGCAGCCCAATCATCCCCGTGTAGCAGCTCCATGTTGTATTCGTCCAGAGCGAAAGTGCCGCACGTGTCGTATGCGTTGTAGCGGTAAAGGATATCAAGGGGAATGTTCGCGAACGACTTCGCTTTGCCTTTTCCGACGTATTGCGTGATCTCGTCAGCATATCTCGGATACCCGAGCTTCTCTTCGAGCTGGACCTTGAGTCCATGAATACCAGGCCTCTCATCCATGACGTACGACTGTAGCATCGTGTCAGACGTGAACGTGAAGTCGCAGCCGTGCGCGTATTGGCCTTGCTTGTCGAACTTACCGTTTTGGCAGATGATTGTCTTGCCGACTAGGAACTGTTTCAGCATCTTTAGGACGAGCGGGTCCTGACAGGCTGCTCTCCCGATGACAATAGCCTTAGTCGGTGAATAGGCCAAGCCAATGCAAAGTATCTTGTACCGATACGGGTGGTCAAAACTGGTATCTTTATCGGCAGGTACGGATGTTTCGATGTCGAGAGATATTCGACTGATCCCTCTACGTTGCATTTCCTTGATACCGCGGATAGCTGTGATCGAATCTTCCCAGACAACATACGTAGGCTCCTGCCATGGGGGAGGCGGCTTGACTAGTTTGCCGAAGTCATTGACCATTGACGGGAAGTACTGCGCTCCCCGGAGACATGCAGCTGGGTGATACGTACAGTACAGCTTGGCGAAGTGCCCTGCGGTTATCTCTAGGTCGCGGGCAGCGCCTACTCGTAGGCGGGTGATCGAATCTCTTACGCCGAGGAACCCTTGAGACGGGACGTTACCCATCGAGACGATCTTCTCGGCTCCACGCTGGTGTAGTTCTTCCATGAGTCTCGGACGACAGGCTGCCACTGCAGCTGCCGGAGGCTTCATCGTGGAGTCCTGGCGATGCGTGCAAGAGACAGCATTCGTTACTAGCATCTCAGATCGGTCTAGCTTGTAATGCTTCAAGACCTGATCTAGGAGCCTGCCGCTGGGGCCAGTGAACGGCTTGCCTATCCTGATCTCCTGCGATCCAGGATTCTGTCCGACCAGAGCGATCTTGCAGCGGCTCGGGCCCGTGCTAGGGACGTAAGCGTAGTCTCTGTCGAAGAGTGGACAGGCTTCGCAGTTCGCCTTAGGGTGTCTTGGTTCCACTCCGTATCATTTCCTCGAAGCGGGTTAGTATTTCGGCGAGAGTCTGCATTACCCGACCTTCGGCCGAGTGGACCTTGCCCGCACGGCTGTCCAGTATATCCTTCAGCTCTTGAGGTACGTCAACTGATAGCATGGGGATCAGGGACCTCTTCCCAGCTAGGCTCGCTTACCAGTTTCTGTAGGCGGATATTACGAACGAACTGTTCGTCGGCCCGATCCCATTTCTTCAGCTGGTTGTACTGGCTCCAGGGGTTATCAGTTTCATTTCCCTTGACCTCGTACCAGTCTTCGTCAGGGATCTGTGAATTCGGAACGGTCTGTGTGACATTCTTGTAGAACCTTGGATTCGCGTTGCAGTACTTGCCCAGAGCGCTTTGTGAAACGGTCTCGAAAAGGACCCGGTAGATATCCATCAGTGCCTCGCAGTACACATCGTGTTCATGTACTTGATGTATATGCTTTTACCGTCAGGCAGAACCACCGAAGAGCAGATACAGTTATACGGCCTATCTGCGATACTGGCGTAGACAATCCCCTCTGCCGGAGGCTTACCTGCACCAGGACGATTACCTGATCTATCTTCGTGCCCCTTCTTCATTCTTAGGCGCCCTGGCTTTCGTGCAGCATCTGCTCTAGGTTATAGCCCTGGACGGTAGTGCCGTTCAGCCTGATGTAGTCCTGCGTAACCAGAACGAGTCCCTGATAGCCGTACTTGCTATTCCAGGCTGGCGAGAGTCCCTGAGCGTCTGCCCAGGTGACAACCTTGCCGCTGGCGGAGTCGGGCGACTCAGTCCAGCTAGTCAGGTCGCTGTATGAGTAGATCATGCAGTGGCCCTCGTTCGGGTCGGCGGATGGCGACGTATCGGTGAACGGTTGTCCGTCGTCGAACTCCTGCATCGCATCGTCTGGCAGACAGTAACCCATGTAGACGAAGCCGAACATGTTGATAACTCGGCGAAGCGTCCAAGGGTTCGTCGGGTCCTGGAGCTGTACCCAGCCGGCGAGCTGGTGTGTATGTCCCTCGTCGTCTACGATGCCTTCAGTCACGAGCGATGCCGCGACCTGGGTGAGCTGAGCGCCGTTGTCAGTCGACTCGTCGCCGAGCTTGTAGCCGAATCGTTCGTACAGCCCAATCACGTTGTTCGTCGGAAAGTGAACTCCGCCCGGGAAGATACCGCTGAACGCGGAGCAGATGCTAAAGCCTTCGGCAGCGCCAGCACATGTACAGTTTCCGATACCGGTTTGCGCGATCGACGGCGGTGCTGAAGGGTCTGGACCGTTCGCGTACATGTAGAACTGTCGGACGTCGGTGACGTGATCGACGTTGAGCGGCGCGGTCGGAAGAGCTTCATGGTCTGTTATGAAGCTTTCGAAGAACGGTCCCGTTGGATATGCGAGGTTGGCTCCGCGATTTCCGTGCTGCCTCATCGGTCTGCCTTTCCTACTACTAGTTCGATGTTGTACATCAGTTTTTTCATGTTGAATGCATCTCGTCCGAGGCTAAAATAGTTAGCGGGTCTCGGTACGTGTATTTCATCTAGTACACCCAGTTCCTTATCCTTGAAGGAACAGGTGTAGGGCGTAGTCATGTCTATGCTACGAGCCAGTATGTCCAGCTCGCTTGGTATGTGCTCGTTGAACCCTAGGAGATGGATCTGAAATCTGTCTCCGTATGTATGACGAATGTGCTCCGCTATCTTGCCCCTAGCGTTCCAGTCTTTGCAGAAGCGTGGCAACTTCTTGGCCAGGGAGAATACAGTTATCTGAGGAAACTCACTGGCGACTATATCGACGAAGTCTATAGCTTCAGTAATCGAAGAGCCGTGTACTACGGCAGCGTATGCAGGCCTATGCCATCCTCCGTAGTAGGTCCCTGATACTGCGGCCGAGTTGAAGAAGGCGCGCATCATGGTCAGGGTGTCTTCGGGCTGGCCATTGATGATGTCAGGCACTACGACTTCCTGAACGTGGAACCTGTAGGCCATATTCATGAGCTCCGTGGACGAAAGAGACGCGCCCTCCCAAGCGCCATTGTCTAGTATGACGTAGTAACCCTCTTTAAGGCCGAGCCTCTTGTAGAACTCGGCGTACTCCCAGTTGCCTACTACAGCTGGGAGCACCATGTGGAACTTCTGGTACTCCGTGGTATCCAGGAGCGGGACCGGGGCGATAAGGGCTACTTCCACTACTGACCTCTTTCTGACTCCGCCTCTAGACGGGCTATCTCCCGGTTGATATACCAGCGAGCCTTCTTCAGATCTTCTAGTCCACCTTTATCGCCGGCTCGCCATATGTACTTGATGGCATTACCGAGATTGAAATTGAACCATTCGACGACCTGGATACACTCGATACCGCTCGGGTGCTGATTATAGTGCGGCGGATGATTAACCGTATCTGGAGGCTCTCCGACCATCTTGACTTTGATGTCTGGTATATCATCAGGCTCGTCGTATTCTGGTATAACTTCTCTAACCACGGATATGTTCCATAAATTCTATCTTTGCGGTTCGGTCATGCTCCGAGAAGACGCCACGCATCGCCGAAGTGATCGTGGTTGTGCCGTGAGCTAGCGCTCCCCGTACAGACATGCACGAGTGCGTAGCGCTCATGACGACCGCAACTCCTTTTGGGTCTAGAATGTCGTCGAGGGAGTCTGCGATGTTGGTAGTCAAGTCTTCCTGGACGGTGAGGGTGTGCGCCATCGCTCGGACGTGACGAGCGAACTTCGAGATACCGGCCACGAGCTTCTCCGGTATGTAACCGATATGACATACGCCGGTGAACGGGGCGATATGGTGTGCACACAGGCTGACGAAGCGGATGTCTTTGATTACGACCATCTCATGGCCATTGGCCGCGAAGGTCGTGAAGACAAAGTCCTCGGTCCCATCGGTAAGCTCCCTGAGCATCTTGACGAACCGTCTAGGCGTCTGGGCGAAGTGTTCTGCTTCGGGGTCGTAGACATCCGGACAGGTCTTTCGGAGCAGAGCGTCGACGAGATCTTCTGGCGAGGCGTTGGCCAGATACTGCGGACCTATTACGCTCACTTACGTCCTTCCAGTTCCAGGCCCTCGTCGGGAGGCTCGGTCATAGATACTACGCCTGGATAGAAGTACGCCCAGGTCTTGTGCGTTTCGGATACTCCGACGCCTGCGAGTTCGGGGAACAGCGTGGCAGTGACCTCGTATATCGCTCGGGCCATGTTCTCGGCTGTTGGATTGCCTACGAACTCTGCATCGTTGATGTCCCGATGGTCAAACGCGTTCTTCAGCCAGTCCCTGAACTGGTCGAGCTCACCGTAGTCCCTCACGAAGCCGACCCCGTTTAGGTTATCCGCTTCGAGGATGAGTCTGACGGTATAGTTATGTCCGTGAACTCTGGCACACTGATGCTCGGGAGGCAGTCCCTCCAGGTGATGCGCGGCGCTGAACTCAAAGTCCTTACTTATCCGAAACAACCTTACTCCCTCCGAGATCGTCGAATTCGCCCTTCTTGACGCCGTCCAGGAAGGCGTGCCACTCTTCTGGAGTGAACCTTAAGACGGGGCCCTGACGATTGTCCTTAGAGTCTCGCATGTCTGCAGAGCCGTCTAGTCCTAGGCGTACTTCTACGCAGTTTCCGTTCATGTTAGAAAACGACGACTTACGCCACACCCTTATCACCTCCGCGGACCGTACGGGAGTCGAACCCGTTCACGTTACTCCGAGTTTACGGCCCTCAAGGCCCGGCTCAAGAATGCGTCATGTGGCGCCTTCGACAATCTGTCCTTGAGCCGGACATTCAGGGCGGGACTGCCCGCTTTGGCTTTCAACGAACTTCTTCTGAACCAATGTTATCGTCGAGCAGTCCCGGTCTTGTTACGGCAGGAGCGAGTTGTCGCTCGAACTCGTGGACGCTCCGACCTTGGACTTGATCGCGGAGAAGCCGGAAGCCTGAATCCAGTAGTCCGGGTTGTCCGGGAACTTCTGCCGCTGCTTGTTGTTGGTCGCCCGACGGACGAACATCTGGGTGCCGATGTAGTAGTCGGGGTCATCCGGCGCGTCGAGCTCGCCGTCCGCGTCGAGGTTCTCTTCGTACTTGCCCATCGCCTTCAGGATGCCGACGATGGTGTAGAGGGCCCCCTCCCAGATGCAGGCGTTGGTGAAGATGTGCCTGTCCTTGAACTCGTTCAGCCTCGCCGGCTGGTGAAGCTCCGAGTCCTGAACGGTGAAGTCGAAGACAAGCATTGGTCTACCGATGTTGTCTCCAGCCCCTGGACTGTCGAGTCGGACGTCGGTGATCGCGCAGTGGTACTTGCCGACTGGAAGATTTTCTCTGTCGCCTGAGGAGGCTTCCTGGTCGCTGACTGTAACCTTGATACCCACTTCGTTACTCCGTTCCGTTACCAGTACTGATTGAGTTTCTGTCATCGGCTGCCGGTAGTGTCTCGCCTGTTATAGGACTCCTTCCTGCTAGGCGCTTTGGGGGAGAGGGAGATCGTATTGTACGTGACAGGGTGCACACCGTATGCAATCGCTCACTGGGACTTCTCCTGATTGCTACGGCTCTTCTTGAGCTTGGCGATTAGCGCTCCGAGAGTAGGCTGTCTCCAGATAGGCAGGTCAGCTGCCCGTTCTTGACGATAATCACGCAGTTGGTCACGTGCAATCGTTCTACGGAGTTTTCTACTAGCTCGACTCACCGATCTTCTCCTGCCTGTCGTCGCCTGAAGGCAAGGTTTCACCTGTTATGGGAGATCGTCCTGTGACCGCAGAATACAGGTCGGCCATCTGCGGCTCCTGGACGACCCGAGGCAGCGTGCCGGCTCTCGTCTTACAGACGAAGCCTTCGGTATAACCGGTTAGCAGGAGGCGCTGTTCGGAGACGATGATCTTCCGCTTACCGTCCATCTCCTGCTCGGCCTTGGTATATACGTACCAAACGCAGGAGAACATGCCCGCGATCTGGTTCTTGAGCTTGCCCGGGAAGTCGGGCTTGAACCAGGTAATACCGGCATTGTCTCGCATCTCAGTTTCGTGAGCCGTCACGATGAAGTTGACCGGCAGATCTCGGAAGGCGCGGACTAGACGTCTCATACCACTGATCGACTGTCCCCATTCACGGACGCTCGGGACGTCGACATTAACTTCACCGCCTGAAGGCCTTCCGTTCTTCTCCAGGTCGACCATGATGTCGCGCATCCACATACGTTCGGCCTCAGTGCCCGTGTCAATGATTATCGTCCTGAACGGAATCCTTGATGGGTCCTTGATGCCGACTGCTGCTGCGTTGTATACGTCCCAGAACTCAGACCACTTGGAGATCGGGAGGTGAATCGCACTCGGTGCAGCCTTCGTCAGAGTATCTGCCTCTGAAGCGTCGCTAGACATGTAGGCCACGGGGCTCATAGCAGGAACCTTCGAAGCCTGCGAGGCGAGGTAGGTCTTGCCTGCTCCAGGCCTTCCGTACAGAAGCAGTTTCATGTACGGCTGTAGTTCACTCACGGGGGCGCATGGGATGCCCCCGAAAGAGTCAGGTACTGGTACACCGGGAGCTAGGATGCTCGACGGCTCGATCGTCCTTAGGTCGAGCTCTTCTGTCACTACTCTACTTCCTCGCCCTGAGACACGTCGACTGGCTTCCGCAAACAGTCTTCGAATCCGTCGCTGTTAGGGATGTGAACTAGTTCAGGATGAGCGTCCTGCCATTCGCAGATCTCGTCGATGCGCTGGTTGATCAGATCGAGATGGTGCTTCGGCGATCCGATCTTCTCGCACATGTTCCAGTATAGGCCGAGCAGCTTCGGCAAGCTCACATCCTTGCCTCGGAAGACGACTACTGGCTCGTCCTCTCCTACGTCGCCGCGCTCTATCGTTACGCGGCCGTACTTCTTATCCAGTGCCATTATTCCGCCTTCTGAGGCTCTAGGGTGCCTAAAGTATCTAGAACGCGCTCGCTGTACGGCCGCATCTGCCATTCGAGATACTTCATGTTCATCTCATGGGCCTCTTTAATACGCGTCTCTTCTCTCTGACCGCGTTTATAGTTCAGAAAGACTTGAATAGCCTGTGAGAGCCCCGCAACGGCATTCGCAGCAACCAGGATTCTCTCGTATTTCATTTCCGCCTCATCTCACGTTGAACTACGTAGTAGGGAGGTCCTTGTATATACTGGGTGTCAAGTATGTCCTGGTAGTCGCCTCCAGACTGTCTCTCGAGGCACGGTTCCTGGAAGTGGCACATCTGGCACTGTATGCGACTAGAGCTTGGATAGACTCGATGTGGAGCTAGTAGATCCAGGATCTGGTCACGAATGTCGTTACCGATGCTGTCGAGCTGGACTCCAGTCTTATGGATAGTAAACCACCGTACGAACTCTGGTCCGTTTGCATGGAGCCAGTACAGATACTCATCGTAGTAGCCCGCCTCGTATCCTGGCAGGTCGTACTTGCGTACGTGGCGTGCATACGTTTCGTAGTCAGTGCGCTGTTGCTTAGCGACTGAATACCAGCGACCTTGCATAGGGCGCTGCAGGAGCTTAGGCTTGTGCGGATAGCCCTTAAAGATCTGGACGTACTTGAATCCTCGAACGTCCAGGTTGAGCATGTGCATTATCGCCCAGCAGTAGCTACCGACTTGGCCATCTAGTTCAAGGATAGTCTGATCTCTCAGGAGCTGAGCGGCGGTCTTCCAGTCAACGATCCAGTGTCCGCCTTCTCTGTCCTGCAGCATAGCGTCTACGCGTATGCCGTAGTAGACAGGAAGGCCAGTCCATCTACCGAGAGTAGCTTGACCTGAAGGATCTATCTTACCTGGAATAGATCCGAAGCGCTTTATGTACTTGTCTTGACAACCACTACATCTGCAAAAGACCTGGTTGCCTTGCTCGTCGTAAATCGGAACGAATGCTTCGCGTTCTACAGCAACCGGAGTAAAGGCTTTACGATCAATAGTACGGACGAACTTGCGGAGCATGCCCTTGCCGAGCTCGACACGGGAGCCATAATCAACTTTGGCTTCGGGATCGAGAGCGTACTGCTCGAGCCGTTGTAGGTATACGGTCCTCTGACGTTCGCATTCGGCAACAAAGGCATCACGGGCATGAGCGTACAACTCCTTTAGAGGCAGGTGCCATGTCTCTGGATTCCAGAAGGTCTCCATCCCGATGTGGAATGCGGAGCCGAACTCCAGAGGTGCAGGCTGAACTGGCAAGCTATAGCCGCCTGAAAACGACCACTCATGCTGCAAGCGGCAATGACGGAAGGCAGTCAGCTCTGATCCGTGAACCTCGTGGATGAGATTCGTATCGATCATTGACCCATCCAGTTTAGTCCCTGCCTATCAAACTCTTCACGGGAAGAGTCTTCGTCTACCTTGGCTTCAGATAGGTCGGAGATCGCATCTTCTTCGGCGTAGGCCTTGCGGGTCGAGTCTTCGTAAGCCTGCTGTAGGTATCCCATGAACTCGGTGAACTGCTGATCGTCGAGAGCGTTCCCGCCAGGCTGTGGAGCCCACACCGTAACGGCTCCGTAGTCAACGCCTACGCGGACCTGTGCTCCGTGTACGTCTTCTACGACGCCGATAAGGCGGACGGCTGCTTTGAGTTCCATTTCGGTTTCTCCTGTGCTTGTATATTTATTATATAGCAAGATCCTCTTGACCAGCAAGAGGACCTTACTGTGAAAAGTCTTGTAGGTTATTTGTTAGCCGTGAAACGCATTCGTACCTGTTGGATTCCCTTCGTCATCGAGACAGGGCGTCCGACCTGTTGAGTCGTGAACCCACGTACTTCGCACGCCTGCCATGTGCGTACAGCCGTGTACAGTATCGTCACAGTTCGCGCATGGTATACGAGATACGAAGGACGCTATGTTCGTAGATGTCATATAGGGCGCCATGACTCGGAAAATGAAGAACAGTATGGCCATGACCCCTAGGACACCTAGACAGCCGGTTATAATAAGGTCCTGCATGATAGCCTCCCGTTATTGCTAACTGCTCTGAGTGAGACCTGACCGGAGAGCTAGCCAGGTCTCACTCACAACAGTCAGTTGACTAGTTGTATACTACTGTGCGAAGCTTACGCCGGACATCGTCAGGCCAGCCCCACCGGACCACAGCTCGTTACCGACGCCTTCGTAACGCCATAGGTCGGTAGCCGGCAGTGATCCGTTATCGTGGACGTACGTGAACAACACCTTCATGTCGAAGTTGGTGATGCTGGATGTGAACGTCTGCCTGCGGAACAGGTAGTACGTCCAGGAGCAGCCACTTCCGGTTCGTGCTTCGGTCTTGTAGTAGTAGTTCTTTCCGCTGATAGTAACCAGCGTGCCGCTGGCGGCGGCCAGGTTCGCACCGTTGAACATCATCCCGATCTCAACGGTAGGACAGCCTGTCGTGGCGGGTGCGAACCACTCGTCGAACAGGGAGTCCCATTCGTCAGTTCCTCCGGTACTACCGCCTCCGGCAGCATAAACGACAGGGTCGCCGATGGCTGAGTACTCCTGCTCGGTCCATCCGGTGGAGCAGTTACCGCCGGCAGTGCTGTTACAGCCTGCGTCGATGTTCGGGTATGCTACAGGACTGGTACCCGAACCTGTTTGCGATTGGATCGAGTAGTCGGTCAGGCCGTCGGAGTTGCATACGACGGCATTACCGTCCCCACTGGAGAAGTTGTCGGGATTGAGCTTGTAGTTACCGACACCGCCCCCAGTGACAGCCAGATCTCCTGTAGAGATACACGTCTGGGCCGTCGCGGGTCTCGGCGTAGGATCGCCCTGGACATGCGCGGCTAGGTTCACGCCCGTGAAGGGATGAGACCCAGATCCTTCGCCCTTGCAGAAGGACACCGTAAATCCTACGAGCGTCAGGACCGCTAGTAATGCGATGAGCCTCTTACGCCTCTTGATAGCCGTTATCAAGTAATGCTCCCTTCCGCCTTACGGAACGGACTGCCCGCTCCGAGCGAGGGCCCGGTAGCTCAGCCTCCCTAAGACCAGGCCCTCGCCCGCAACGGTCGTACGTTATCGATCTACCCGCTATTTAGTCGAACGGTACCGACCGGTGCTTGCTTACGGCAGTCCCGCCGCCACGATGTCGAAGTAGGCGCCTACTCCGAGCAGCGCGATGAATATCAGGACTAGCCATCGATCTCGGTTCAGCTGACTGGCGTCCCGGAGGTAACGCCCGTACCGTCGTTCTTGAATCCGTTCACCTGCAGCAAAATCGAGCCACTGGAGGCGCCGTTCGTGCTGGCGAAGACCGGGAAGGCGGTCCAGTTCGCGTTGTTCTGGAACGAGCCGTGAACGCCGTGATGTAGGCCGATCAGTTCTGTCAGACCGACGTGCGCATAGTCGGCCAGGCGATTGACGGCCGGCGGCGCCATGCCCTGGGTGTCACCGATAACGCCGATGTCTCCTTCGTTGTAGAGCGGCGTGAATCCGGTAGTCGCACAGTAGGTGTGGAATACGCCCGGATTGGTAGTCAGGTCCTGCCACTCGAAAGCGGTCTGGTTAGGCCCGCATCCAGAGGCACCGAATCCTGCATGGGCGAGAATCTGCCCGTCGATAGTGTCACCGACTGCGACCGTCGAATCAGGAATCGCGGCGATCGCATTCAGGGCTCCCTCGGTGGATGTCGCCGGAATGCTAGCCGGCAGGCCAGTTACCGTCAGGCTTCCGGACGGGGCAGGTGCCCCGTTGGCACACGGATCGCCGAACGCCAGTGCGGTTCCGAGGTTGCCCCAGGCAGCGATGACTTCCTTGGTGCCTGCTGAGGCATTGACGAAACCGGTTCCCATGCGGACGGCATCGCCGTTACCCTGGTTGCATAGACCGATGCCTGCGGCGTTGAGCGGTCCGGTTCCCAGGTTCTCCAGCGAGGAGGTGCCGCCCGAGCCCATGAAGCCTTCGATGTGTGTGAACACGTCTCCGCTCTGCAGGGGGCTGGTGAAGTATCCGGCGGTCGCGTTCGGACCGGAGGTGGTATAGTGCACGAACGTCGATACGCCATGCTTCACACCGTGTACGGTTGACGCGCTCGCGGCGCTGGCTGTTGCCAGCCCCGCAAACGTAAGTCCGACGATACCTGCTGTTGCCAGCAGCATCTTCGTTCGAGACATGTTGTCCCTTTCTCTCCTGTTGTCCGCCGATGTTCCGACGCCTGCATCGGTAGCAGGGAGCCTGGCTCGGAGCCCGCTCAGTTGGGGGGACGGTTGAGCGGATTCTCTCGGTAGGGGGGGTGTACGAGATCCCCGAGCCAGACGCTCTACGGCCGAGCTTCGTCGACCAAGCCGTGGACGAGCAGGTCTGAGACGGCGAATTCGTATTCGTCTGCGAACAAGACGATATTGGTGAGGTCGGACTTATTATTAGCTTCCCTCAGTACGTTAGCCGCCTGTTCGCCTTCTGGGTCCTCTTCCGCTAGTTCCAGGTCTAGGTAGACCCTAAGCCTCTTGGGCATGTAGACGCTCCTCCGCCTCGTGCTGCTCGGAAAGCAGCCTGTCGTATTCCTTACGGGCCGCCTTCTTCGTGGCGCCCTTCAGGTTGTTCTCTGTTACAGGTAGATCGCAGTTCTGTATGCCTGCCGTCGGCGTTTCTCGACTCTTACGATAAACCCTGCAGAGCATTGAATCCCAGTACCAGACGCTAAACTCGGTAGCTAGCACTTCGATGATACCTGGAAGTTCTTCTGTCCGCCTTCTCCTGAACATTACGTACCCCTAGCGTCCGGATCCCATATGTGTTTGTGTACCTGGAGATTGAGCCTCCAGTCGAGCCTGTTGAATCGTACGAAGTCGACGACCCGCGCCGGGTCGATCTTTCCCCAGACGGGCCCTACGTATGTGGGACACAGGACGCTCTTGAGTTCGGCTACTTCGTATACCTGCTTGGCTTTGAGGAGATCGTCTTCGCTCGCAACCGTGAACTTGAATGCGTGTCGACCACTAGTTCGTAGCTTTGTCGAATTAGCGTGTACAATAT